TTCGGGACGGTGGAGTACATTGTTCACTCCACTTCCCGTTGCGCAAATAGTGAGCAACGGTCGGATGGTGTTCAAGAATTGAGCACGGGGTGTTCAAATATTGAGCAGGCAAGTGTTCAAAATTTGAGCACAAACTGTTCAAATATTGAGCCACATAAGAAGACTAGAAACAATACTAAGGAGAAGACTAGAGAGAACACTAGCGCGTACCCCGATGAGTTCGAGACGTTCTGGAGGGCGTACCCGAAGAAGACGGGGAAGAAGGCGGCTCTGAGACGCTGGCGTGAGGCGGTGAAATCGACCGACCCTGACGTGATCGCTGTCGCGGCTGAGGCTTACGCCGAGTCGGTGCGCGGAACGGAGTCGAGGTACATCAAAAACCCGGAGGGGTGGTTGTCTGCTGGCCGGTATGAGGATGAGGTGGTGCCTGTCGCTGCCCCGTCGTCGTGGCTGGATGTGGTGGATGCCCCTGCGGTTGTTGATGCGGAAGTTTTGAGAGAACTTACATAGGAGGAAGAATGACTGTTACCCCAGAAGAGGCACGGGAGCTGCTCAGCGGTTCAACACCCGGACCGTGGCACGCAGTGCACTACGAGGACGAGACTCGGAAGCAGGTTCCCTGCGGGATAGTCACCGAGCAGCCCTTCTGTGACGAGCAGGGCAATCCCGTCGGAAATGTGTCAGTCTTCGAATCTGGCCCACACACCACGGAAGACGGATCGCTCGCCGCCGCTGCCCCGGACCTCGCGCAGACCATCGCCGGGATGCGCGAGGAGTGGCGACGGGAAACCCGGATTGTCGGAGACGAGGAATGGGCACCGATGGAATGGCGCAGCACCCGCTGGTATGCGGAAAATGACCAGGTGTGGTGGTGGACACCGAAGCACGCCGTCCGCGAGTACCGCCTCGTCCGCCGTCTCATCTCCGCCCCGGAGGTGATCGAGGATTGACGGATTGGACGCGCCTTGCTGCGCACGTCCTGGAGAAGGGCACCGCACTGGTGCCGGACAAGTTCCCCCCACCGTCGGCCGTGACCGCGCAGGCATGGGGTGAGGCACTGTCGCAGGTGAATGTTCCGGTTGAGGTTTGGCCGGAGGCTGTCACCTGGTGGTCGTTGAATCGGGCGAAGTGGGGGAAGGCGACACCGCAGGATTTGAAGGAGGCTGCGGAGGCGGTGTTGCGGCGGTGGGAGTCGGACCCGTCGAAGCTGCCGGAGTTGGAGCGTCGGCGGCTTGCGGCGAGGGAGAATCGGGATCGTCGCATTGGGGACATTGTTGGTGGGGAGCGTATCGCGCTGGAATAGCGTCTGAGCGTCCCGCTGAGAGAGTTTTACACGCCGCGTGAGCAACTTATGCCACGCGGTTATTCATGCGCTCAGAATCGGTCTGAGCGCCTTACGCCCGAAAGGGCAGAAACGAGACACACAACATGGCATACGGCGACCAGCTCACCATCCGAAACGCCCGAATCACCGACAAGGGCGTCGAACTGAAGACCAGCAACGCCGGCAAGGAATACGCCTCCTTCACCGTCATGTGGGGCACCAGCAAGAAGAACCGGCAGACCGGGGAGTACGAGAACGGGCCGACGAAGTTCGTCCGCGTGACCGTCCTCGGGTTCGATGCGAAGGACGTTACGGCACTGAACGGTGGTGACCGGGTGGATGTGACCGGATCTATCGAGCACACCACCTACACCAGCAATCAGGGTGAGGAGCGGGACTCCTGGGATCTGCTGGCGGAGCGTGTGACTCTGCCGGTTCCGCGTGCGGGGCAGAGCAGCTTCGGCGGTGGGGCAAGCGCGCATCAGGGAGGGGGATTTGATGCCGGAGATTCCGTCCCGTTCTGACAAGTAAGTAACCAACCACAGTAAAGGAGAACCACTTGACCGTCACCGTCTACAGCAAGCCTAACTGCCCGCACTGCAACATCGTCAAGGGGCAGTTCAAGAAGCGCAACGTGACATTCACAGAGGTGGACATCACTAAGAACCCGGACGCGCTCGAACGCATCAAGGCGCAGGGATTCACCCAGGCACCCATCGTGTTCAGCGAGGATGACTCATTCTCTGGCGCTGACGCGCAGGGCATCGCCCGATTCGTGGAGAAGCACGGCGCTTGATCGTGGGCCTACTGCTGGCCTACGGGCTGGTGACAGTGCTGATCATCGCAGGAAACGAGAAGGAGAAACCATGACCAACATTGCCCGCGCAACATTCGTGATCAACGAGACCTATGCGGACGAGTACGTGAAGATGCACATGACGCCACCAAAGGTGGCCCAGGCCCTCGCGGACGCCGGACTACTTATGCCCGACCTGCCGGAGCCGGACCTGGCACGCGATGATCCCCAGTGGATCGCAGACCACCGTGAGACGTGGGAGGCGGACTACGGCGACGACTACGAAACCCCGGACGTGTGGGAGGACGCCGGGCCGGAGACGTCCCTTGCTGTCTTCCCTAAGACCGGGGGCAGTATGGTCCACCCGGCCTACGACGGGGAAACCGCCGAGTCTGTCACCGCGTCGGAGGCCCGACGTATCGGCATGAGGTGGCTCGCTGCCGCTGACTACGCCGAAAGGAACCACCATGAGTGACCTGCACAAGAGTGACCCGGACAGCCCCTACGCCGACGACCTAGAGTTTGTGCGCGACTACGCCCGACGTAACGACGGCTACGCGCTGGTGCAGCCGGTCGTGGACTTCATCAACGCGCACCCTGACCCGCAGATCATCCGCTCCGTGGAGGAACTGGAAGCCCTCGACCCGGACACAGTGGTGATGGACGGCGACACCACCGGAGGTCTCTACTTCGTCCGCCAGTACCGTGATGCCGACTGGTACGAGAAGGGGGTCTACGAGCGATACCTCCCCGCCGTTGTCATCCGCGAGGGTGCCGAGGTCCGCGCCGCAAACAAAGCACTGAACAAGGAGACTGGCAATGACGGTCTGCTGTGAACACAACCCCTGTCCTGGCAAGCCTCGGTGGTTCCTCACCCGCTTCACCACCCGACTCTGGCGATGCCCGCAGTGCGGACAGTGCTGGTGCACTCGACTCCGCAGGCTATGGGGCGAACCCGACGGATACGACTGGGTGCGCGTCATCCCGAACACCTCTACCAAGGAGACCACCAATGACTGACATCACCGACCAGGACCGGCGCGACGCCCGACAGTGGGCGGAGGACATTGCCGAGACGTTCAAGTACGACGACGAGACGCCACGTGAGACCCGCGCCGCCGTGAACTACATCCTCGCCACCGTGGACGCCCCGGCCCCCACCCTCGAGGAGGGGATCAGAGAATGGGTGGAGAAGCGCTACTCGGGCGTCATCGGCACCGGGAAGTATGAACTGATCGCCCTCGCTGACAGCGCCGAGCAGATGGAGCACGACCTCGCGGAGGCCCGTGCCGAGGTGGAACGCCTCACCGTCGAGCGGGATCGTCTGGAAGCCGCCCAGCACCTCGCAGACGGCAGTGCATGGGGCGGCCCCGTCCGCGAACCTACCGTGCAGAAAGGTGCAGAAAGCAACGCAGAAACACCCGACCCCGCCGACGTGAAGCCGGGGGAAGCGTGGATGGTGGAAGTTCGCGGGGAACGACGCCCCGCCGTAAAGGACAGGGACAGCATCGGCCCGTGGAACACCATCGACCCTGACGGGCGGTTTCTCATGGAGGACAACGAAAACGTCACCCTCCTGCATCGTCTGGTGCCCGCGCCGCGTGTCATCACCAACCCCGACGAACTCGACAGGCTGGCCGCCAGTTCGGTAATCCTCAGCACCGACGGTGACGCCTGGCAGAAATCCTCGGAGACCAGCCTGTGGGTGTCCGCCTGGTGGGCCACCAGTGATGGGGAGCCGTCCAAGTGGACCGCAGACCGCCTGTGCGACGAGGACCACCCCGTCACGGTCCTGTGGGAGCCAGAAGCATGATCCACCACAACCACCAAGCCTCGCCACCGTGCGGGGCTTCTTCCATGAAGGAGGACAAATGATCGAGTATGAGCAGGTGGACCACACCATGCTCGCCATGATGGAGATCTACCGCCGGCAAGTCACCGACCTGAAGGAGAGCCTGTATCACTCCGAGGAAGCACGGCAGCACGCCGAGGACGACTACGAACCCGAACGGAAGCGCGCCGATGAACTCCGGGGCTGGCTGAGAGAATCCAAGGCCAGAGAGCAGAGCTTGCAGGCGACCGTCACCGAGAAGGACGCCAAGATCACCAAGCTCGAAGGAATCATCGAGTCGCTGAAGATCGAACTGCAGGACGCCCGGGCAGCCGCCACCGCAGCGAAAGAGGAGGGCGGCCACTGACTAGTCTGAAAGCGACCGCCGAACGCGCCGTGCTCGGCGGCATCCTGCAACACCCCGACCGCATCCCCGAAGTCACCACACGGTTGCGCGTCGATGATTTCGAGACCGAACGGCACCAGAAGATATTCGCCGGACTCATCGCCGGATACAACGCAGGCCGCGTCGTCGATGACCTGTCTGGCGCGAACTACCTCCTGGAAACAGGTGTATGCAAGAGCGCCGATGATGCTATCGCCGTCACCTCACTGGTAGGTGAAGCGCCGCTACCGGTGTCGCTGATCCTGCACGTTGAGCAGGTCGCGGACAACGCCCTACGCCGGAGGTTGAGCGCGGGTCTCACCCGTGCGCAGCAGGCGTACCGCGAAGGCGCGCCGATTGAAGACCTGCAACAGCTCGTTGACGAGATCGCGGAACTATCCGCCGACGTTCCCAGCGCAGAAACGCACCGCATTGGGGAAACCCTCGATGAACTGTTCGATGAGATCGAGGCGCGGGGGAGTGGTGCGATACCGGATGCGGTACCGACCGGGTTCCCTGATCTTGACCGGAAGTTGAACGGTGGGTTCAAACCGGGGCAGATGATCATCGTCGCGGCACGGCCTGGTGTTGGTAAGTCAACCCTCGCGGTCGATGTGATGCGGAACATGACGATCCGGGCCGGGTTGCCGGCCCTACTGTTCAGCCTGGAAATGTCAGAGGCAGAGGTACAAGAGCGTGTCGTGTCCGCCGAGGCGCAGGTACTCATCACAGACTTACGCACCGGGCGGGTGGACGATGCGGGGTGGGAGAAGATCGGCCCCGCACGCGACGCACTCCAGGACGCGCCACTGTACGTGGATGATTCGCCGGAGTTGACGATGGTGGAGATCGCGGCGAAGACGAAGCTCGCGGTGAAGCGGCACGGTGTCAAGCTCATGGCCGTCGATTACCTCCAGCTACTCAGGTTGGGTGGTAAGGCGGATAGTCGGCAGGAGGAAGTGTCGAGCATCAGCCGGCAACTGAAACTGTTGGCGAAGTCGTGCAAGATCCCGGTGATTGCTATCGCCCAGTTGAATCGTGGTGTGGAGCAGCGCGGGGATGATGCAACACCGCGACCATCTGACCTGCGGGAATCGGGTTCCCTGGAGCAGGACGCGGATGTGGTGATCATGATCCACCGCCCGGACGTGCTGAACAAAGATCATGCGAGGGCGGGTGAGGCGGATCTGATCGTGGCGAAGCATCGTGGCGGGGATACGGGCACTGTCACGGTCGCTAGCCAGTTGCACTATTCGAGGTTTGTGTCAATGCAATAGGAGGACAACATAGACATTCCAATCATCGCGGAGAAGGGCTGCATGCCTGTCCGTAAGCATCCGACCGATGCAGGCGCGGATCTGATCGCGGCAGAAGATGTGGAGATCCTGCCCGCCGAGTGGCAGTTGGTGAGTGCGGGGATTCAGGTCGCTATCCCGGTCGGGTTCGCCGGTCTGGTGCATTCCCGGTCGGGCTTGGCCGCAAATCACGGCGTGTCGGTCCTCAACGCGCCAGGGGTGATCGACAGTGACTATCGGGGCACGGTGAAGGTGAACTTGCACAACGCGGGCATGTTCCCCGTCGAGGTGAAGAAGGGCGATCGGATCGCGCAGCTACTCATTCAGCGGATCGAACGCCCCACACTCACCCCTGTTGCCGCACTGGATAACACCGAGCGCGGCACGGGCGGGCACGGCTCAACCGGGCGTTGACCAACACCGAGGAATGGGTGCGGGACGCGCTCAACAGTGGCATGGAATGCACGCTATACACCCTCAAATCATGCGTCCTGCGGGAGCAATCGCACGAGGTTGAGGGGATCATGCGCCGCCTAGTCGAGGAGGGCTGGGCGGCGCAAGTGAAGAAGGACAAGTGGAGGAAAATTGAGTATCGCTGAGCTGCGGAAGTACGGGGTGCGGAAGCCCCGCACCGCGAGGGAATGGTTGGACGAGATGAGCACGGAGGAGCGGGAAGTGGTGGAGATGGTGATCGTGAACCAGCCCGCACCTCGGGCACTGCGGGCGTTGCGCGAGCACGCCGGATACCCGTTCGGGCTAACCGCCCTGAAGATGCTGCGAACCGAACTGAAGGAGACTGTGTGAGCGAAGTCGATCTGAACGCACTGAAGACACTGAACACCCCCGCCCCGTCGGGCTGGACCCCCGGCGTGCAGTGGGAAGGTGATACCGGTCACGTCACCACGACCCCTAAGCGCGCAGGGCAAGAGCCGAGCAAGGACGAGGTAAACAAGATTCTCCGGGAATCGCACCTTGACCCTGACGAGATCATCGTTGACTGGTCACAGAAGGCCAGTATCTCAACGAAGATCGGCGCGGACTCGAAGATGGTCGAGTGCTGGTACAAGTTGCCGATCACGCGAAAGCCTGAGCGCACGTTCGACGTGGAAGACCTGCTCGACAACATCTACGCCGAGCCGTCGTACCCGTATGAGCCGCGCAGTGGTTGGCGCACGATCATGCTGGCGGACACTCACATCGGCAAGTCAGCTCAGGACGGTGGCGGTTCCGAACTCCTTATCCAGCGTTGGCGAGACAGTGTGGACCGAGCGCTAGACGACGGCCCATTCGAGGGAATCAACCTTGTACTCGGCGGCGACCTCATCGAGGGCTACGTCAGTCAGCACGGGAAGAACATCGGCGGCTGTGACCTGACCCTGACCGAGCAGATCCGGGTTGCCGGCCACCTCGTATCGGACACGGTGCAGAAGTGCTTGGAGGCGGCGTCGGAGGTGATTGTGGCGGCGATCCCCGGCAACCACGGTGAATCGACCCGCGTGTCGAACGTGTCCATGACCGACTCGTTCGATATCCAGATCGTCAACAACGTGCAGCAGGCAATCGAACTGGCGGGCCTCGATGACCGTGTGAGCTTCTACTATCCGGAGCCGAACACCGGGGACGTGACCTACACAGCGGGAGGGTTGACCTACGCGGTGGTGCACGGTCACCGGTTCAGTGGTGGCCCGGTGAACGGCGCTGAGAAGTGGTGGGCGGGGCAGATCACGAATGACCGGCCCGCTGCCGCTGCGGACGTGTTGCTGTTCGGTCATTTCCACGGGATGCGGGCGTGGTCGTGGACGGCACGACGGTGGATCATGTGCGCCCCCGCGCTAGAAACGCAGTCAACGTGGTTCGCCAACTCGACTGGCGCGACCGGCAATCCGGGTGTCCTCGTCTTCGATGACGTGGACGGTAAGCCCGCGAACATCTCAATCGTCTAGGAGGACACGTGAGCGACTACTACAAGTTCGGGAAGGTGCAGGTGCTCGACATTAGCCGTCACCTCACGTCGAACGCTGGGCAGGCTGTGCAGTACATTGCCCGGTCCTGCCGACTGGACGGCAACAACAAGGGCGAGGTTGAGGCGGACCTGCGGAAGGCAATCGACTTCCTGAAGGATGAACTAGACAGGATCGACACATCAGGGCACAACAGTGATTGGTTCAAAGATGCAGCGGTAGGGACTGAGGTTACTTCACCTGACTGCACCGTTTGGCGAAAAGGCGCTTGGGGTGGATGGGATATTGTGCGTCCTAAGTTCAGGGTCGGATGGTCTGATAATGAGGGCCTGGCTGAAAGGTTCGCCGTTGACTGATCCTGTTCACGAACTGTACGAGAACGCTAACCACACGAACCGCCGCACTTTTGAGGTGACGGCGGTTTTTCATGTGGAGGCGCGCAACTGGGAGCACGCAATCGAGTTGGCGCTGGATGATCCCCGCGAGGGTGATTGGGACGCCACCGAGTCTTGACCCGCTAGACGCACTGGCCGTGAGGCGCACTGCACCACGAGGAGGAGAACGCATGAAAGTTCCGATTGACTACCTGATTCTACTTTTCCTATTCGGAGTCTTTATGCCTTCCATTAAGGGGTGGGAATCCTATGGAAAGTTCGCAATGACTGTCGCTGGTGGATGGGTGGTCCTCGAAATCGTGAAGAAGGTATGGCAAGACACCCGGAAGAAGAAAGAGGAATCGTGAGAGAACTAGCACTACTGATCGCCGGATGCTTGGCGATCCTGTGGCACGCGAAGGGGCAGAAGTGAGGCGCGAGGATGACGAGTACGAGTACGAGCAGGACCGACGGTGGGCTGAGAACGAGGGCTGGCGGTACACGCCCGGACCCTACGGCGGCTGGTATCGCAAACACCACAACGAGGAGGACGAATACCTGTGAATGACGCTGACATGGTTCGAACAGTATCCACTGAGCATTTCGCGCACATCGCGAAACTTCACGCCGCCGTCCGCGACATCAACGCAACACTTTTCCCAACGTGGGATGGGCTGCACTACGAGTGGCGACTTGTTGACGAAAATGGAAACCCTGTCGCAATGGGCGACTATGGCGAGTACCCCCGATTCCACACAGAGGAGACTGCATGAGCAACCGCAAGATCACCGGAACTGTGGAATCATTCCACGTTGACGTAACCATCATCACCAATAACGAGAGGGAAATCCGAGTACCGGAATCAACCACGCTCACCATCACCGTCTCCGGCGACCTGAGTAAGCACCTCGACCTCGAAAAGCCGATCATCATCACCCAGGAGGACTAGTTGAACATTGTTACCCCGAAGATTGAGTTGATCGCATCAACCACCCTCACGTACACGCCGGGGGGCGGGCCGAAGATTGAGGACTGGATGAGCCTCGACCCTGCCGCAACCGACGCGGAATGCCTGGTCGAGTTCGCAGGGCGCGGCTGCTATGAATCCTGGGACAAGCCAAACCCGAAGACCGCACGCAACGCCGATTACATCAACCGCACCGCGTTTGAGATGCAGCACGGCAGCATCCTAGAGCACGCCAGCGCGACGTTCCGATTCTCCGGCGTGTCCCGCGCATGGCTGATGGAGATGGAACGCCACCGACACCTGTCCTGGTCGGTCGTGTCGCAGCGGTACGTGGAC